ACGGAAAACGGAAAGCCTACCATTTCTTTTACAGATAGTACATTAAATGCTGATTATTCAGATTTATACGGGCAGGCTGTCTTTGATGCGTATGTAGCCTATTCAACCAGCGACACCAATTACATCCTATTCAGCGACCAAACGCCTACTTTTTTTAGGTTTAGTTACGTCGTAAATAAAAACGAAACGTCAACAGCACTTGTGTCTGGTTATAACGAATTGAGCCTCTATGTGAATGGTACCGAAGTTCCCATTGATGAAACAACAACGACGAGAGCGGATTTGTATAACGCTTGCGTCCAAGGCGTAATGACGTTAGAAGTTCACCAAGGACACAACATATCCAACTGGCTTGAATTCAAAATCAGTAGTTATCCTGGAAGAAACTTGAAAGGCAATATTTCTGAAATGGTCTTTTACAACACCGACCAAAGCAGCAACCGCACAGGCATCGAGACGAACATCAACGACTATTACGATATTTACTCATGAGCTATATAATCATAACTGCATCTAGCGATAAGACTTCTGAGCAGCGTTGTAAAGATATTTCTGAAGCACTGTGGACTCTGCAACGCCCTAGAGCTATTCGCCACCCTAGAGATGTTACAAACAAATTCTGCGGTATTGTAGTTCATAGCGACAATAGGGCTGCTCTAAATATCAATGAGTATGAAAGTATTCGTCTTCACGTACAGCTTGATACAACTGAATTGTTTGAATCTATGCCAGAGTACACAGACGAAAAGAAAGCGCTCGTAAGTACACTCCTTGCAGAAAATCAAGGTGGGTCTGTCATTGTATCAGAAATTCTCCCAGATTCTTTTGTGTATACGACACATGAAGAGATGGAGGAGGATGGATGGTTCCCAGACACCGATATCTAATTCTCTAGCTCCCTATAGAAGGCCTGCACTAACAGTCTAGCCCTCTGCGTTAGAGCATATCGTACTCTGTAGTTATACTTCGTCTCGTCACGAAACAAATGGTCCTCCATGGTTTGAGACGGAGTGAGCTTATTGAAGTGCTTATACAGCATTTCTCGTTGCTGTAGTGGATATATGATTCTATTCGATAGGTTCGTTTTGTTATACCCTAGATCTTTAGACGCATAGTCTATCGTAAAGAACTGTAAGTCGTACCCCCACAGCAAAAACTCTATCTCAGCGAAAGAAACGTCCCATTCTCTCTGCACCTTCATACGTACCTGTTTGAGTCTCTTGAGGTTATTCCTTTTAATATACTTCTTATCTTGCATCGAGAAGTCGCGGAACATTCTTTTTTTCGGAACTTTGCTTTTTGGCATCTAATACTATATATTATGGAAGACGATTTTTTGATGGAGGTTCACAGAATAGCTATAGAGCTAGAACTACTTATAGACAAGTATGATCTCAGAGATAATGTCATTTCTATGATGGTAGTTGGTGTGCTCCAGGATCTGGGGCTAGAGAATCTGTCAAACATGAAGGCCATATACTCACACAACATTCAGAACAAAGAAGAGTTGGATGTCATGACTGATTTCGCTAAAGATACATGGGAGGATAGCAAAGATATAGACGACGAACCAGATATTGACGATCTGTTGAAGGGTTTGGGCATATCTTTGAACTAAAAATTAATTATGACTGGAATTATAAGGAAGATTATCATCGGAAGAGATCCGAAGGATGCCATGGCCTATTTTATAGGTATGAGAGCTGGTGGGGGCGAGGTGAGCACAATAATTATGGATGAAGAACATCTAATTAGGTACAATCGTAAGAGATATCTTGTATATTTGCAACAAGACGGTAGTCAGGTTCTATGGAAGTCTATAGACGAGATGCCGTGTATAATTGAATACGATTGTAATTTTTAATTCATGAAAACTCTGGACTTGTTTGTCGTTGAGCTCAAGAAAAAGCTCAAGGACACAATCAAGACGGAAAGCGGTTTCGAACTCTACGTAGATCCGAAGTTTAAAGACTTTGAGCATAGAGTCACAGAAGGGCCAGTTGTGTGCTCACCGCTTCGTCACAAAACGGGCGTGAAAGAAGGTGATACACTTTACTTCCATCACCTTGTCGTACTTAACGATGGTCAGGTTCTTACTGGTCTAGACAACAACTATTTAGTGAGGTACGACCCCACTCATACTGTAAACAACCAAGCCATCGCATACAAGTGCAAAGACACTGGTGTGATTCAGCCTCTTGCTGGGTGGACGCTACTAGAGCATGTAGAGGAGATGAAGCCAGGTACGCAGAGCGATCTCATCGAGGTCGTAAAGCTTACCGAGGCAGTTGTAACCAAAGCTCGCGTAGCATTTATGGCTCCGTGGATAGAGGAGCTTGGGTTGAAGATCGGGGATGTAGTCGGGATCAAGAAAGATATGGACTACAAGATCGAAATAGACGGGAAGAATTATTATCGCGTAAGAGCAGAAGACCTACTTTATGTCGAGGAAGAAGTTCACAACGATTGAGGCTGCACAGAGGCTCATGGAGAGCATGGAGGTGGCCATCAACAACATGATCGACGAGGTGAAGAAACCCGTAGATCCAGAGGCTGGAGGGGCTGCACGTAAAGCAGAGTTACAGTCTATTAAACAAACCGCTACGGATTGTAAAGAACTTCTGGTAGAGCGCCAGAGGTTAGAACAAATGATCAAAGACCTTAGAGACAATGGAGGAATCGAAGAAGCCAAAGACTACAGCGGAGGTTTCGCTGAAAAGTTCTCTAAATGATTGGAAAGAAATTGTATATCAGATGAATAAAGTTGAATTTAAATTTTGGGAGGAATCATGGAATAAAGACTAAGGGGTTCTTTTCGACAGTCGGCCCTCTACGCATATAGGGCAATCAAACTGGGGCGTAGTTCAGTTGGTTAGAGCGTCTGTCTTATACACAGGAAGTCGTGGGTTCAAGTCCCACCGCCCCAACATTGTTATATTTGCAGTATGAAGCGAGACTACAAGAAAGAATATGCTAAGTACGGGAAATCCCGTGCGGCTAAAAAGTACCGCGCCATACTGAACAAGTATAACCGTCGTAAAGGAACATACGGGAACGGAGACGGTAAGGATGCGGCACACTCAGGAGGCAAGATAAAGGGTTTCATGAGGGCCTCGCTTAACCGAGCCAACAACCGACCTAAGGTCAGGAATTCCAAGCGCTCGTAGCTCAGTAGGATAGAGCATCTGCCTTCTAAGCAGACGGTCACAGGTTCGAATCCTGTCGGGCGTACAAATTAAATTAAAATGAAACAGCAGTCAGAAACTATAGACAAGAAGCGTGTTCGCCGCAAAGGGGTGCATGCCAAGACACGGACGTCAAACATCAAGACGTCTAAGCACTACAAGAAAGCTTATAGATCTCAAGGACGATAATCATGGCCAAGTATGTATGCGAATGCCTCAAGCACGAGGAAGACAAGTCTGGTGTCTCTATAAAATTTAGAGACGGGAAGGCCCAGCACGACATCCAGTGTCCGTGCGGGAAGTACATGGGGCTTAAAGAGCCTAAGACTGGCGCCCCTGGATTCAGACGAAATAGGTATGGTCAGGTGTTCTGATGTCCACGCTCGTAAACATAGAGGAGTATGAAATTCCTGCTATCTCAATTTGCCCCAAGGGTACGAAAGGGGAAGTCATTGAGCGTGGTTCACTACTCATTATGCTTCCCGCTCAGCCTCCCGCGAAAGAAATTTTCGGACATGGAAGGCCAGTGGACATGCAGATGTGGAAAAGGACTGCTATGCCTGCAGAGTTGTCTCGTATTAAGTCTATGGATGAGTGGTCGGAGATGCCAAGGGAGTTTCGACAAAAGTTTTCTCCATATATCGAGGAGGAGTTTCGCCGTAGGCGTGAGGGCTTTTGGTTTTATAATGCAGGGAGGCCTACATATATAACGGGTAGGCACTATATGATGCTCCAGTGGACTCGCATGGATGTGGGTTATCCAGACTACCTGGAGTTCCAAAGAGATATTTTCTTACATTTGGCAGCGTGTGAGGCGGATCCGCGCTGTATAGGCCAGCTGTATACGAAGTGCAGGCGTAGCGGATATACCAATATCTGCTCCGCTGTGCTTCTCGATGAAGCTACGCAGGTCAAAGACAAGCTCCTAGGTATTCAGTCTAAGACTGGTAAGGACGCGCAAGAAAATATATTCATGAAGAAGGTGGTGTACATGTTCCGCCACTACCCCTTCTTCTTTAAACCCATTCAAGATGGTACCACTAACCCACGCATGGAGCTGGCTTTTCGCGAGCCGAGTAAGAGAATCACGAAGAAAAATAAGACTTCGCAGACGGGCGAGGCTCTTAATACGGTAATTAACTGGAAAAACACAACAAACAACGCATATGATGGCGAGAAGCTACATTTGCTGTATTTAGATGAGGCAGGAAAATGGGAAAAACCTACAGACATAAGGGACGCATGGAGGATTCAGCGGACCTGTTTGATCGTCGGGCGAAACATAGTAGGAAAGGCAATGGTCGGAAGCACCGTAAACCCAATGGACAAGGGTGGAAAGGAGTACAAGGACCTATGGCTGGACTCGGACCCGATGGATCGGAACGCGAATGGGAGAACCAAGAGTGGCCTGTATAGGCTTTTTATACCCGCTGACGAATCACTAGAAGGATTTTTTGACAAATATGGAAGACCAATCATTACTGACCCTGATACTCCTGTGGACGGCCTTGATGGCGTCGATGTTTCGCAAGGAGCTAGGACGTATCTTAAAAACGAAAGGGAAGCGCTGAAGCACAACCCTTCTGAGCTTAACGAGATAACGAGGCAGTTCCCGTTTACTGAAGATGAAGCCTTTAGGGATAGCATCGAGGGGAGCCTGTTTAATATCGGTAAGATCTATCAGCAGATACAGTACAACGACGAGCTATACCCCAACCCTGTAGTGAAGGGCAACTTCATTTGGAAAGAGAAAGACAAAGAAGTCGTATTCTCTCCAGACCCTAATGGGAGGTTTCGTGTGACTTGGATGCCTCCGCCAGAAGACAGGAATGTAATCAGGACAGACAGAGGTAAGCTCGTAGCACCGTTTGCGGATCGCGGATGCGGGGGCGTCGACTCCTACGACCTAGACGCTACGGTGGATGGGAGGGGGTCTAAGGGGGCTATGCACCTGTACAACAAGTTTCATATGGACAATCCGTCCAATATGTTTGTGCTTGAGTACGCATCTCGTCCAGACCTAGCCAAGATATTCTACGAAGACGTGCTTATGGCTGCGTTCTTCTATGGGTACCCACTTCTGGTAGAGAACAACAAGTACGGTATTGTAAGGTACTTTGAATCAAGAGGTTACGATGGATATCTTATGGATAGGCCAGAACACCTGCAGTCCACTACGTCTAGAGTGAATGTAAAGACCAAGGGTATCCCATCGAACTCACAGGATGTCATACAGTCTCACGCTCAAGCAATTGAGGCGTATATTCACGACCACGTAGGAGAGAACTATGAT